TATTTTTTCTAATTCTTCTTTTAGTTGACAAGTATTTGGTAGTTCTTCTTTTAGAGTACCTAAATATTTAATTCCAGCTTGATTAGCTATATCAACTATTTTAGGTACTAGAGATAAAGCTAAACTTTGAGCTTTCTCTGCTATTAAAAGAGCTATAGGACTAGACATTTTATGTAAAAATGTTTTTCATAGTATTTGTAATATTAGTTTTTACATCAGCTGTTAATTGATCTTTTAAAGTTTCATTATCAATAACTGATGGAGATTTAGCTACTAAATATTCAATTTGACCTCTAGTACTATAAGTATCAAAAGCTGGAGTGTATTCAAAATGCCAAGGTTCTATTTTGGAATAAGTTCTGCCAACCCAAGTCCAACCAAAATCAGAACCATTATTAGCAAACCAAGCTTGGAAAGTATCTTGAGGTTTGGGCCAATTTTTAACTATTTTTTTTGATTTTTCATTATTTCCATAAATATCAACGGCTAATCCAAAACCATGATTAGATTTAAATCCTTTAGTAGGATTAGCCGCTAAATTATATTTAGGAGGTCCTATAGTAAAACCACCTAATACCCCAGGTTGACCATTATTCCAAAGTTCCCAAGCAGTCCATTGAGTAAACTCTCTTTTACCTTGTAAATATAATAATCCATCTCCAGGTTCTCCTCCTAATCTATAACCACTTCTAATAACAAAACTTAAACCTTCTTTTTCAGCTATTTGTCTAACTCTATTTATAGATTCAGCTGCTTCTACATAAAGTTTTCCTCTAAAGTTAGCTGCTCCTATTAAAACTTCTTCTGGCATTTGACTGTTTTTATAAACAGTTCCTGATATAGATTTTTGTGATGGTAGTACAGCCATATTATAAAGTATAATTACGTTCAGAGGTTAAATAATTAGGTGTATCTAAATTTTGTTTTATTTGTTTTAATATTGTTGATGTACCTATAGCTTTAATATTTAAATTTGTAAAAGTAGCGGGGGTATTAGGAGCTACAGGATCTGAAGTAAGTTGTTTTAATTCATCAGTTAATGAGATTAAACTATCAACTAAATTTTTTAATAAGTCAACAGTTTTATTACCTAACATCAAAGGTTGTTTAGCTAAAGATTGAGGACCTAAATATATATTATCAGCTCTAACTATAAATTTTCTAGTATCAATATTAACTGATTCTTTTGAGTTTAAATTAATAGATTTAACTGAACTTAATAAAATATGATCTTCCCAAGTATTAAAAACTAATCTTCCTGAATCTAAAATTATTTGAGCTCCACTGTATTGATTAGGAGATACAGGAGGAGTAAATGAAGAATCTTTATAACTAGTGTAATCTTCTCTAGATATATTAATAGGAATTTGTTGAGTACTAGTTAAATAAATAGATGATAAGTCTGTTTTTATATCTTCAATAATAGGAATATACCCTTGATCAGTTATATCATTTCCTGTTTTTGGATCAATTAAAGAACTTCCTTGTCCGTTTCTAATTATAATTATAGGATCTCCATTTGATCCTACATTTGGTGTAGACCAACTATTAGGTATTAAAGAATCACCAGTTGTAATTGTACTTCCAAAACGTATAGAATTACCCCATCTACCTTCATACATAATATCTCCTTCAAAAGGTAATAAAGGATGAATATTTGATTTTTCTTTAAAAGTTTTCCCTAAATTAATAGTTATAGGTTTATCAGAAGGAATATTAACACTTCCAGCCTCAATTTGATTATAATTTTTATTTTGTGAAGGAGAAGTTTCTCTTATATTAAAAGAATAACCATTGTGATGAGGATGATTCCATACATTTATAGGTACAACATAATAATTTTTATATTTAGCAGCTAAAATAGGTGAATTTTCTTCAAAATCTTCAACATTTGATGAAAAAGCAGATAAAATAATAACTATTTCTTGTATAAGAGGAAAATTTTTAATATTTGAAAATAATGGATATGCTATTGGATAATTTTGAGAATTATAATTAGGAAAATCAGCTGAATCAAATTCTATGGCTCCTAAAGCATTCCAATCTCCTAATTCTTTAAATCTTGGATGGGTATCATCTAATACAATACTAATAACTCTAGCTGATGAAATATTTCCTAGATTATTTTTATTTGTACCTGTTAATTGAGGATTAAAACTATTATTTAATCCTGCCCATCCATAATTTAAACTTCTTCCCATTTATTCTTTATTAGAATTTAAATTATCATGGATTTTATTTATTTCTCCTAGTAATTGAGCTTTTTCTTCATCAGAAATAGTAAAACCATCACTACTATTTACATTATCATTATTTAAACAACGTTGTATAATAGTCGCCATTTTGATAAGTTGTTCATCATTTTTAACACCTATTTCAAGATATTCTTTAATTAATGGTACAACTAAAGTAGCATCACCAATATCATCAATTAAAGGTTTTAATTCTTCAATTAAAGCTGATATTTGTTTTTCTTTTTTCTTTTGGTTAGTATATATTTCTTGGAATAAATCTTTAAGTTTTTTATCACCAAAAATATCAGAATCTAAACTACTCATGGGATTATATATATTTATTTGTTATAAATACCCAATTTATTGAAATTTTATATATCCATTTTCTAGATAAAAAATATAGCCGTTTTTATATATTAAATGTAATTTATCAGCTATTTTAGTAATTTTAGGAGTTTTAGCATCTATCATTTCTCTAATGTAAATATAAAGTGCTTTTTTATTAAATACTTCTAAACTATCACGTTTCCTAAATAATTCAAGAATAGCATCAGCTATTTTAGCATCTTGTTCTTTAGGGAAAATCTTAAAAATATTTGAAGTACAATGTTCTACATAAAGATCTGTAAAGAAAGCTATTTTATCATTATGAGATAATTTATCACTAGGAGAATTATTCTCTTCAATAACATAAGAATGTCCACTGTCTTCCTCTAAAGTCATAATAGGTACTGAGCTGACTCTTTTTTTATAATTTTTTTCATTGTATAAAATAAGCCAACGTTTAACTATAGTTCCAAAATATGAGTAAGCTTTAGTACCTTTAGAAGGATCAAATAAATGGATTTTACTAAGTAAAAATGTTATGATTTCATGTTGTAAATCTTCTATATTTTCAACCTCAGTATAATAAAATTTAAAAGTGTGAATTATATTTTGTGTTAATTTAAAGAAAGCATAATGTATTCTTTCATTATAAATTTTACTTTTTTCAGCGGGATCTAAGCTTAAATTGTAAGCAACTATAGCATCTTCAGTATCTTGGGTGAAGTAATTTTTACTCATAAATGTTATTTAACTTTAAAATTATTTAATTGATCCTGGAGGTATTTTAATTGTTGAAAGAAAAATCCTACTTCATCATCACTTTCAAATGAACCTTTACGGTCTACTTCTTTAAGTTTTTTCTCAGAAAATTCAATAGTGTTAGATAAATTAACAATATAATTCTCATATGATTTAATAATGTCCTCACATTTTTCATTCTTCTTTAAGAGATTATAACTAGTATAAGAAAGAAGAATTACAAGAACAGATAATACAGATATAATAGTTATCATAGTTTTAAATATAAAAAGGTCGTAAGAAATTCTTACAACCTTTATTTGTTAATATTATTTTTTAGTCTTTAAAAAAATCATTCATTGCATTTTTTAAACCTTCACTTTTTATATTATTTAAAGCTTTAGTTTTAACAGATGTTTTCTTTGAGGACTTATCCAATGTAGTGACTTTCTTTTGGGTATCCAAGTTTTGATTAAAAAGTTTTGGAAACCATTCACGTTCAAACTCAATTCGAGCAGCCATAAAATCTGCTTGTTGGAGAATAAATATTAATGAAGTACGTGGTTTAGTCTCGGGCATCCAAGTCATTAGATAAGGTTTATTTGCTTCATCATATAAACCATCGTGTAATTTAATAGCTAACATTTCGTTTTTACTATATTCAATTCCATGACTGGTAAGTAAATATAAACCACGATCAGGAACAGACATAAACTCTAAACGATTATTAAATTTATAATCTTCACCTAATTTTTCTTTTCTCCATTGGTCTGTTTGAGGAATATATGATTCATTTTTTTCATCACCCATTTTACCTAAGTCATGATTAAGAGCTGAGAATACTAATTCTTCTGTTGTGTAATTTTGATGTACACCAAACTCATTCCATACTTCATTAAGCCTAAGAGCAGCTTGAATAACACGATTAACATGCTCAATATATCCACCGGGAAAAGCGTTATGATATTCTTTTTTATGAGCGGCAGGCATAAGCATTATACGCTCTGCATATTTCTCATAGAAGTTCTTTAAAGCA